TGCCATCAATCACGAGATGTTAAGTAAGCTTGATAAACCATTAGTTGGTCAACAAACAAAGGTTGTACCATCATCTGGTGTTTGGAGAGATTTCACAAGAAGAATGGATACAATAATGGCACCAGTTTATTACCCAAAGTATTCATTTGTTGACCATCTAGGTCACACTGATTCCACAATGCATCCAGAAGATAGAAAAAAATCACCAGTATTTATCACCAATTACATTGATGATAATAAAGAATGGGATATATACAGACCACAAGTACTACCACCACCAAAAAACCTTAAAGAGAAAAAAAGAAGGGAAAAAGAAGCTAAATTGTTAGCGCAAAGAAAATTAACACTAGCTAAGGCTGCTTCGGATGCAAAAAATAGGGAACCAAAACATATTGAGGTTAAGGGTAATACAACTGAATCAAAGAAAAAATTCATTAGTGAAGTACAACACCTTAAAAAAAAAAAGACATTTACAAACGGGAGACAGAGACCGATAAGATAATTAACATTGTAAATGATTCATCAAGTAGTATTCAAATAAAGAAGCGATAACCTTGCCTATTATTAAATTATTTCATATATTGGTAGTATGGGTATAGTAAAATGGGTAAAAAATAAAATAGCTACTGTAGCCTTAGCTATGGCTAAGGTTGAAGGAGATACACTATCACAATCTGGACAAGGTGTTGAGGGTGGTATTGGTTCATACCAAAGAATCAATCAAGGTCGTTTATCGGATGCTTTACAAAGAGGGGAAATCACCCAAGAGGTTAAAGAACTTAGGTGGAGAATGTATAAGGTAATGAAAGCTACAGATGGTGTTACCGCAACAATCACTGGATATGATGAACATGGTATGCCAATTGTTGAAATCAAAGAAAAGTCGAAAAAAAGACACCTTAAAAATATTAAAGTCGATTCAGAAGACATATACAAACCAATAATGGTTGTGGATAATTCTGAGGTATCTATGGGTGCATTCTTAGATAATGTTGAAGAACTAAGTCCAGAAGAAATATCTGAAACAATCGAAATCAAAAAAAATGAAATTACTGGTAAAGATGAGGGTCAAGCCACTATTGGTGAAATATCTAGAAACACCCACGAATCAAGTAATAAATCCGATAGACCAATTAAGGTTGTTAGGGAAATTAGGGTTAAATTTGATATTGAAAATTACACCAAAAAAATGGTTGTGAGGGAGATTAATGGTGATGAAAGACTTTTGGAGTTTTATGTTTCCATTTACCCAGATGAATATAATCGAAAATCTAGATTCTTTTTAAGTGAATTGAAAAGAGCTATGAATAACCCAAGAGCCTGTGACTCATTAGATATACAAAGTGTTAACTATGTTACTGCAAATACAATGGGTGCTAGTGATTATGAATTATATGAATATGAAATTACTGGGATACATAAGATTATCAAATATGATGGTCATTACGTAATTAAATTCAAAGCTAATGTAACAACCAATGGTGAAAATATCATTGATAAGTTTCGTGAATTAGAATTGGATGAACGTTACAAGAATAAGGAAGCAAAATAATGGGAAAACAACCATTTGTAGTTGTGTATAAAAGACCTAGAGGTAGGAAACACTTTCTAAAAGTTTTATACATGAACCTAGAAGATATTATTGACACGAAGAAAAGGAAGCCACCAATTCCTCATGAGTATGAACTTATTGAGATTGGTTGGGGTGAATCTTTTATTGAAAAATACAAAGAAGAATACAATATTAAAGAAATTGATAATGATTAAAAACTTGCATAGATTAATTTCAGCAATCATACACCTATTTTTTGACTATGATAAGGGTTTTAAATATTATGAAAAATACGTAATAAAAGATGAGTGATAGGATGAAACAAGTACTAGTTGTACGAAAAGATTTGAAAATGAGACGTGGTAAGGAAAATGCACAGTGTTCACACGCCTCACAAGCATTTATGGTTAAGACATACCTTAACGGTGGTAAACCAACAAAAGAAGCGATTGAATGGTATCAAACTGGACAAACAAAGATTTGTGTTTCAGTTAATTCTGAGAAGGAATTATTGGAGATATTTCAAGATGCGAAAAACAAGGGTCTTGAGGCTCACTTAATTACGGATGCTGGACACACTGAATTTAAGGGACCCACTAGGACAGTAGTGGCTTTGGGTCCAAACAAAGAGTCACAAATTAATAAACTTACTGGTGGTTTACCACTAAGGTAAGATATTTATAACTAAAACAATATATGGCTAGAAAGCAAGAAGTTAAAAAGAGCGTAAATGATACAATAAACCTCATTCTCCCAACAAGATATAGGTTGAAGTGCAAAAATCACGTTCAGAAAGATTTTGCTAATCTTATCACCAACAAAGAAATAGTTGTGGCAGCTGGACCAGCTGGAGTTGGTAAATCTTATGTAGCAGTAGCTAGGGCTATCGAACTACTACAAAACAAAACAAATAGTTATAATAAAATCATAATCACTAGTTCTGGAGAAGGTGTTGGTAAAGACCGTGGATTTATACCAGGTACTTTGCGTGAAAAGATGGAACCAGAAATGGGACCAGTTATTAGTATTTTTGATAAAATCATTGGTAAAAAGAAACGACTTGAATTAGAAGAGGCGGAAATATTAATATTGGCACCATTAACATATGTTAGGGGTGCATCAATTGATAATACAATTTTATTAATGGAAGAGGCACAAAACACATCACCATTTGAGTTGAAAACATTACTAACTAGAATTGGTGAAAACTCTAAGTTTATTATATCTGGTGACCTTGACCAATCAGATAGATTTAAGTATGTCAACCAATCTGGATTGTATGATGTATTACATAGACATAAAAATGTTGAAGAAATTGGGTTTATTCAATTCGAAATAAAAGACATTGTAAGAAACCCATTAATTTGTAAAATCCTATCTAACTATAAGGTTGAAGTTTCAGAAGAACCAAAAAAGGTTAAGAAACCAAAAACCTATGAAAAAAAAGGAACCAATAAATACTCTAGATTTAGAGCATGGATTAGGAAAAATTTCAAATGGTAAATATATTAGAAATAAGAAAAAACCACCCTAGGGTGGTTTTTTTTTTGCTTTAAGGTTTACATTCCACCATTTGTTAATATTCTTGTTTTATAAAGAATATATTTTATGAAAATTGGTATTACATTAAATGAAGTCTTAAGAGACTTTATCGGTCAGTTCGCTTATACATACGATAAGTACATTACTGAAACTGGTCTTAAAGAAGACGAGGTAACGAGTTTTGATTTGATTAAACATTTCCCTTTTGATAATGTTGATGAATTAAATAAGTTTCTTTATTCTGAGTCTTCTTTAGAAATCTTTGGTCATGCTGACCAATTACATGAAAACGTTATGAGTTTATTCAATGCATTCCTTATGGAGATTGAGGACGATGAAGAACACGAAATAATTTTAGTTAGTCGTGAGGCAATTAAAAGTATTCCAGCTACTTTATTTTTCTTATCTAAATTAGGTTGTCGAGCAAAAGAATATAAATGGGTTTCACAATACGAAAGTAAGTGGGATGGTATTGATGTACTAGTTACTGCAAATCCTAAAGCATTAGAATCTAAACCAGAAGGTAAGATTTCAGTTAAGGTAAATGCATCATATAATAAAAATGTTGAGGCTGATTTTGAGATTGATAATATCATGGAATTTATGGATGAATCGATTAGAGAAAAAATCCTAAACACTAAAATAACAAAATACGAAGAAATAGATTAATATGATTGACGTTGGAGGAATTAATTATCACATCAATTTTGAGGCATTAGATAAACTCATCGCCACAGATGATAGTTTAAAGGCACAAGATGTGACGGATATTGAAATAAAAGAATATTTTGATGAAGAGGGTAAAAAAGTTAGTAGTGATAAAACCACTAAGACTTACCCAAAGAGTAAAGAAATTGACGGTGCAAGATATGACTGCATGGGAATGATGTTACAAATTATAATGAATACTGATGTTGATATTGATGACACATTAGGTATTGAAAGAGGTTTTAGTGCACAACCATTAAATTGGAAAATTGCATTCAATACATTAACACATTATGGTGTGTTAGTAGCCACAGAAGAAGAATAAAAAATTAAAAATAGTTTCAAAAATGGAAGACAAAGAAAAACAACAAATTGAAAAAATTACGGGAGCTATCGAAAGATTAGATAATAAAGACTTCGGTTTTTATTTCTTTACTTTAGATACCAAAGGTAACCCAACTGCGGGAATTGCTAATATATATGAACACGTAAAGGTTTTAAATAATTTAGGGTATAAAGCCACAATATTACATGAGAAAAATGATTATTTCGGAGTGAAAGATTGGTTAGGTGAAGAATATGCTAATTTACCACACGTATCTATCGAATCACAAGAATTAAATGTATCTGGTACTGACTTTATTGTGATTCCAGAAATATTTGCGAATGTGATGGACCAAGTAAAAGGTTTCCCATGTAAGAAGATTGTATTTTCACAATCATATCACTACGCCTTAGAATTATTACCAATCGGTAAAAGATGGGGTGACTTCGGATTTTTTGATGTAATCACAACATCCGAAAAACAAGCGACATATTTTTCACACTTGTTCCCAAACTTAAACACACACGTTATTCCAGTAGGAATTCCAAAATATTTCAAACCAACGAAATTAATGAAAGAGCCAGTTATCACAATTGTTTCTAGAGAGCAATCTGATGCTCTTAAAATCGTTAAATCATTTTACTTACAATACCCAACATACAAATGGGTCACATTCAAAGAACTTAGAGGGTTACCAAGAAAAACTTTTGCAGAAGAGTTAGGTAAGTCATGTTTAGCTATTTGGGTGGATGATGTTGCTGGATATGGTACATTCCCACTTGAAGCTATTGAATGTGATACACCAGTAATTGGTAAAATACCAACATTGGTTCCAGAATGGATGGAGGCACCAACAGAAAAAGAAGGTGAAATCACAATCACTAATAATGGTGTTTGGACGAATAATTTCCTTAATATCCCAGAATTAATTGCAACCTATATGAAAGTATGGTTAGAAGATTCAGTTCCAGAGGATTTATTATCTGGTATGGCGAATACTAAAGGTAATCATTCTGAGGAAAACCAAGTAGCTAAAATTGAAGAAGTTTATGGTAACATTATTACCAATAGAAAATCTGAATTTGAAGCTATGTTAAAATCACATGAAGAAAATACACAAAAATAATGACTAAGAATAAAACAAATAAAACAGACATTACAGTAATTATCCCTGTCCACGATTTGACAGAGGCTACAGAAAAATTATTTGCTAACGCTGTACAAAGTGTAGCTGACCAATTTACTAGACCAGAATCATTAATGATTGTCGCTGCATCTTCAATTAAGAAGGTGGTCGATAATTTTGATTTTGGTGACTTAAAAGATATCGTAACGGTTGTTGAGAATAAAGGTGAAACCGATTTTGCCTCTCAATTAAATTTAGGTGTCTCAGAAGTTAAAACAACTTGGTTTAGTTTACTAGAATATGATGACGAATTTTCAAAGATTTGGATTAAAAATGCTGACCAATATAAAAACATCTATACTGATGTTGATATGTTTCTACCAATCATCGTAGATGTTGATGAGAAGGGTGCATTCTTAGGGTTAACTAATGAAGCTGTTTGGGCTGCTGAATTCTCTGATGAGATGGGTATCCTTGATAATACAGCATTATTGGCTTATCAAAATTTTAATTTTGATGGTATGGTCATGAAGAAAGAAACTTATGAAGATATGGGTGGTATGAAACCATCAATGAAACTTACATTTATTTATGAATTTCTTTTAAGAATTACACACTTCTCAAGTAGAGTAATGATTATCCCAAGATTTGGTTATAAACACGTCAATCAAAGAGTTGGTGGGTTATTCCACACATATAGAAGTGAATTATCAGCTGATGAAGCAAGATGGTGGATGGCAACTGCTAAAAAGGAGAGTTACCACCATGATGATAGAAAGATAACATACGATAAAGGAGAATAAATGGCTGAGAAAAGAGGACGTAAAAGGAAAAATGATTTGTACTTTGGTCCAGATGAAGAGAAAGCCGTTGTAGAATTTTTAACATGTGAAGACCCTATTGAAAGAAATAGGATTTATAACCAATGGTTGAGAGCACCATTTGATAAGATGATTGAGAGTATCATTAGAAGATATAAGTTATATAGAAAAACTTATTCATTTGAAGACCTTCATAGTGATACTTTATCATTTTTAATCACTAAAGCAGAAAAATTTGACCATACCAAGGGTAAAAAGGCTTATTCTTATTTTGGAACCATTTGTAAGAACTATATTTTGATGTTATTAATCAAAGATGATAAGGGAATGAAACAAAACGCATCATTTGAGGATACTTTTAGTAGTATCCAAGATAGAGATGATTTGACATACCATTTGAGTGATACTGATTATGCACTTGCTGACTTCATTAAAACATTGTCAGATGAGATTAACGAAGAACTCAAAGAGCAAGATGATTCTAAGAAGAAGATAACAGAAAATGAACGTAGAGTTGGTGAAGCACTAATTGATATTTTAGATAATTGGGAATTTATATTTGAAAATATGGAAGGTGGTTCTAAATACAACAAAAATACGGTATTGGCTACTATTAGAGATTACACAAACCTTACCACTAAGGATATACGTGTCGCTATGCGTAGGTTTAAGAAACTTTATGCACTTATCAAGGAAGATAAGATAGATGAAGGTTATTTGTAGAAAACTAAACTATTAAATATTTATTATTAAACGAAAAGCTATGCCTAGAAAGAAAAAACAACAAATAAAGGTTAATAACTCAACGAGTCTTGAGGGTTTAATGCAAGAGGTCTATAATGATGCTTGCTCACAAATTAATGATGCTCAAAGAACTATTAATGAATTAACCAATTCAACTACCGCTGAGGATGTTGACGATGCAACTAAAATTGCTAGGGAAAAATCTAATGCTCAGAAGATTAAAGACTCTGGGGTTAAGATTAAATTAGAGGTAGCTAAATTACAAGCTGATATTATTAAACATAATGGTAATTTAGAGGATGTAAATCAATCTAGAACCTCTAGTGGTGCACCATCATTAGATGATTTCAAGGAATTGAGAAACATGATTAAGAATGCTGGTAATGATGATAACGAAGTTGAGTACTAATACATTTACCACATGTCACTAATAGATGATAAGAACGAAGTTTTTGGACAAATTGCGGCTTTAAGAACCTCTTGTGAGGGGTTCCCAAAGTTTCAGTTAAATAACTCCATGTGTTCTATTGATAATTCAACAAATCCATTAGATTTTTTAATTGATTTACTTAAAGTCACCATTGGTTTTGAAAAACTGAGTTCTATACTAACAAATACATTAACATACGATTTAGGTAAAATTGAAATTGAAATTAAAAAAGCCCTTAAGAAAGAACTTAAGAGCTTAGTTAGTTGTGGTGTAAATCCATCTATTCCAGATTTTTTCTTACATCAAAATGTAAACCCACTATCAACGGGTATTAATTTAGATTTAAGAAAGGTAGATTATATGGGCGTTATGTTAGTAGACCCAAACACAAACGCTGGTTTATTAACATATGAAGACACTAGTGGTGGTTTAGCTAGTACAGATTTCCACACATACTTATTTGAAACCATCCAATTAGACGGTACACAAACCGATTGGGGGTCATCGACTATTGGTAATGATGTTTTATCAATTGAATTTAATTCAGTAGGTCCACCAAATAATATTGTTAATATTAAAGCTAGTGAATTTTACAGTAACCCAACAAATAATAAGAAATTAACTGATTTAAACAATGATTTCATTGATAGTGTTAGTTTATTTGGTTCTGGGTTAATGATTAATGCATTAGTCGATAGTATATTCGGTTCAGTAAGTTTTGAATTACAAAAGACTAAAGAACAAATTAAAAAAGAAATTGAGGTAGAACATATTATTGAATGTTTCTTAAATACAGATGACACAACCATTGTAGATGATTCATTTTTTGAGTTTTCAAATGAATCAGTTAGAATTCAAGAAGAAGAAGCAAATAGTAGGGAAAAAGGTATTAAAGTTTTAGAGAATTGTGGTAACGTAGCTAGCGCAGTGCCAACTAGTACACTAACTGGTATAACAATGGGTATTATGTCAGCAACAACTGTTGGTGAGACTGCTGAAATCATATCTTCTGGTATTAACCAAATTGCGGATAATGCCGCTGAACAGGTGGGTGAAAAAGATAAGATAACAGCTAAATTAAATTTCATAGATGGTGCAATTAGAAAGCTAATGATTAAAATGGGTAATGTGATTCTATCACCTAAGATTATATCAATATTCGCAGTTAACCACGCTATTGTATATGGTACAGATTTAGACAACCCAATCGACTGGATGAGGTTGAATAAAATTTTAATGAATGCAATAATCACTGCGATTAGAGAAACAATCATTAAAATTCTTTTAGAAGAAGCAATAAAGAACATAAAGAATATCGTAAAATGTGCGGCACAACAAGTTGTTATTGAATACGCTAAATCACAAGCAGCACAATTAGCTAGTTTGGTTGGTGTACCACAGGATGTTTTACGTATGATTCAAGGATTAGGATAAAAACATTAAATTATGGCATGTGAAGACGGTGGTGTTGGATGTAGAGGCACCAAAAAAGGACAAAGTAGTGGTAAACTTAATTTAAGTTCAATTACAAATGTATTGAAAATATTAGGTGCCGCTTTTAAATTACAGAGTACACCAGTAACCCCAATTCCACCACCATTATTAATGATTGGTGCAAAATTAAGACCTGGTTTATCGGCACGTAATATAGCATCTAGAATTATTTCTAGACAATCAGAAGCGGGAGCTCCAGCGGGTGATATCTTTTCTGAGGGGAATAACATTTCAGAAGCATTAGAGACTATTAGAGTACAAGAGATAACTAATGCAATCCTTACAGAAGCTAAGGTTGAAATGACTGTAGCACCAGGTTCAATACAAACAACATCACTTGGTATTGGTAATTTTGGTGCACCTGTCACATCTACAGGTATGAACACTAATATTGTGAGTGGAGATGGAATTGTAAGGTAATATGAGTGATTATAAAAATATGGGTAATAACCAAATCATGACAGAGATTGTATCATTACAAGCTGAACATGAAGCAATTAAAATTAGAATCCTAAAAGAAATGGATAAATTAGAGGCTGTGGAAAAACAGTTTAACGATGCTAACCTTATATTGGCTAGTAGAATTAAAGGGCAAACAAATGAGTAATAAATATAATTATAAAGGAAATAGTATATACGATAGGGATAGTGAAAACTTAAAGGTTTTTTACTTTGCAACTGTAGAATCTACAAACGACCCATTTGATGGTAGTAGGATTAAAGCTAGGATTAAAGGTGTTGATGATTCTAAATCATCAACCGAAATACCTTTTGCATTCCCTATGATTCAAAAGTTTTTCCATTCAGTGCCAAGAATAGGTGAAACAGTAATGATATTTACCCCAGACCCAAAAAACCCTAATGTTGATAGGGTTTATGTTGGACCAATTATATCACAACACCAAAGATTATTTTATGACCCAGAATTGTATTCATCTAGGTCTTTATTGGATAGTGGTCATAAGGACCCAGCTCCAGCTGCATCAAGTATCCCAGAAAACAAGGGGGTTTATCCAAATAAAAAAGAAGTTGCTTTACAAGGTAGACAAAATACCGATATTATCTTTAGAGATAATGAAGTTAGAATTAGAGCTGGTAAATTTGTTACTATTGAGAATGGTGAAATACCTAAGTTTAATAAAATTAATCCAGCATATATCCAATTAAAACACGATGCTATTATTAAAAAGGAAGACGGTAAAGATGATGTACTGGGTAGTGTGACAAATATTGTTGCATCTAAAATTAATTTATTAACACATAAAGATGGTACACCACGATTCACATTAGATAATCAAGATAGTTTGATTCCAGAAGATGAGTTATTAAAAATACTTGAAGATGCACATCAATTGGTATTTGGTGATAAATTAGTTGAATACCTTAAACTACAAAGAGCTGCCTTTAGTAATCACGTACATAGGTATCATGGTAAAAAACCAGAAGACCTTTCTGGGTCAGATGATATTGACACTTACCTAGACTATGACTTAGATTCAATGTTATCTAAGAACGTCCGTACAAATTAAGTTTTCATGATATTTATTATAAAAGAATATCATGGTAATACGTACATTTTTCGATAGAAATAACACAATCATTTATAATGATTTAACTAATACAGGTAGAAACCCAGTTGCCGAACTATTTTATGGTGGTTCAGTAGGTGAAGAAATATATAGTAGATTTTTGTTTCATTTTGATGAAGCTAGATTAAAAGAAATCCATGCCTGTGGTGGATTTGGTGATTTATCCAAAGTAAAACACATACTTAGAATGACCAATACTGGTGCGTTCGATACTGACCTTTTAAGTAAAAACACATGTGGTGGTAAATCAAGGTCTTGTTCATTTGATTTAAACGTATTTAAAATCAATCAAGAATGGGACGAAGGTAATGGTTATGATTACGGTTCTTGTGGATACCTTAGTACTGGGTGTGGTTCCGTAAATAGTTCATGCCCATCTAACTGGATGGAAGCTGAAACACAAACACCTTGGCTTGATGGTAATGGTACTTATAGTGCCGCAACTAGTGGTAATACTGTAGGAACACAACACTTTGAACAAGGTAATGAAAATATTGAAATTGATGTAACTGACTATGTTAATGGGGTTTTAACTGGTGATACAAATTATGGTTTAGGATTAGCGTACACATCATTATTAGAGGCCACACCAACACTTGACCTACAATACGTTGGTTTCTTCACTAGACACACCCAAACATTCTATGAACCATTCCTAGAGACAATATATGACAACCCAATTAAAGACGATAGAGGTAATTTTTATTTGGATAAAATAAACAAAATATATTTATATTCTAATGTGGGTGGTGTACCAACAACTTTAGATAATCTACCAACCCTTAATATTACTGACCAAATGGGTGATGTATTAACAGGCTTTACTGTTACACAAGTTAGTT